CTGAGCGATGTTGTCACCCTCGGTACCGCCGGGGTGGATGCCAGCTCAGGATACAACATCAATACAACTCTGGCGGGGAAGTGGGCCTGTATGCCTGCCATGCTGGGGCTAATTACCGGGGTTATATCGGCTGGCGGTCAGCCGCAGCCATACATGGCAATATATAAAAGCATGGCAAAACTTGAGGGAAGCAATACGCGGATATTCGCCAGGTCGCAGACACCCCCTGGCGGCAACCTTCAAAACATCGCGTATTCAAATCTGAGGAACGTGATTATGGCCATCAACTGCGCCAACTACGATTGATCGTTTTCAGCGATCAATAAGATAAAACCGATCTATTAAATCAATTATATCCCATTGATTCATATTGTTATTGTGTAACCTCGTGAATACCCTGGGATATAACCACTATGAAAAATATGATTCTTTGCCTGGCGGTGGCGGTATTGCTCTCCGGTTGCGCTGGCGTTATTGAGAAGCAGCAACCCGTATGCACCGGAACAGCCCTGGTCGGCGGGCAGGAAAGCAGCGTCCAGATCTACGGAGTCCGTAAACAAAACAATCAGACACAGTACCGCGCCGGTTATCCCTTTAACTGGACCTGGGTAAGCGCCAACACGTTCACCAGCACCACCTGCCACTAACTCATTCTGTCTCAAAACAAACCTCGCTCAGGCGGGGTTTTTTATTGCCTGGAGAAAATATGCTTTATAACACTGGCACCATCGCCATTAATGGAAATACAGCCACCGGCACCGGCACGAACTGGACGGCACCGGCCAGCCAGATCCGGATTGGCCAGACGTTGTTTGTTCTTTCTAACCCGGTACAGATGTTTCAGATCACCGCCATCAACAGTGCGACGTCACTGACGGTTACGCCTGCCGCGTCTCCGGCGTTGAGCGGCCAGAAGTACGGCATTCTTGTTACTGATAGTCTCTCGGTCGACGGCCTGGCGCAGAGCATGTCCCAGCTCATCAACGAGTATGACGAGAACATCGGCGCCTGGGAGACGTTCGCCACCACTTCAGCAAACCAGAACATCACCGTTACCATCAACGGCACTCGTGTAACCATTCCGGCGATCGGTAAACTGGTCCAGAAAGGGAGCAATGGGGCGGTTGGAGTTTTGGATGGCGGGACCGGGGCAACGAATGCCGCTGACGCTCGCACAAACCTCGGTTTGGGAAGTAGCGCGACTAAGGACGTCGGAACGGACTCCGGTAATGTCATGCAAGTGGGGGCTTTTGGGGTTGGAACATACCAGGCTCCAAGGCCAAATGATGCAAATTCATCGTTTATCAGTGACGCCTTTGGAGACACCATTTGGGCTCCGGCCAACGGTTGTGGCTACCAAAGTTCTTACAATACTCAACGAATAGCACAAATGTGGGTGACTACTGGCGGGACCGGGTACTGCCGATTTTTGTTAAACTCGAATCCTCAAACTACAAAAACAGATGCACCGTGGACGGTATTTCAGTCAGCAGGAACATCGGACATTAACTTTAAGAAAGTGACCGGGGATCTGGATTTAAACGAATCGCTGTCAAACATCGCGGCAATGGATTTTAAAACCTTCTACTACCTTGCTGATGAAGATAAAGTCATTCGCCGCGGCGTTATTGCTCAGGAACTGGAAAAGATAGATCCCCAGTATGTTCATTCAGCTGAGGAATCGGGGAAAATGACACTTGATCTCAACCCTCTAGTGCTCGATGCGCTTGCTGCCATCAAAGCCCTGACAATCCGTGTCAGAGAGCTGGAGAAAGAGGCTCAAGCTGTGGCTCCTGTCTCATCCGCTGATTAAAGACAGAATCATCAGGCATATCCAGGCGAACATCGATCCAGCTGTTCACCGGCACGTCCATCGGTTCCCCTTTGGTTTTGACGATCTCCCCTTCATCGCTCAGCATGTATTTTCGCTTAAACAGGCGGATAGTCAGCTCGCCGTCAGCTGTTTGTTCAGCTTCAGCCACACCCAGTTCTCCCATGCCGCCAGGGTCCATTGGCGGCAGTAACTGCCATCCCTCTGACGCTAGGCCTGCCGAACCTGTCAGCACATAAACACCAACATCGACCCTGGAAATTTTGATTCCTTCAGCTTCGGTGTTCGCCGTACCGCAGCCGCACCATGAAAAACCATCCTCAGCAATATCTGAGCGCAGGCATGTATCAGCACTCGCAACGATACGAGCGACCGGCGATGCTGCTTTCAAGGTACCATCGCTGGCCTTTGTAGTGTTCCCTGTCGTGTATGCTTCCTGATAAAGCCACCCTGTAGGTGTGCGATAGCTGAAGAAAGTTCGCCCTAGTGTATAGATTTGATGTATGCGAGTTGGTCGACCTCCCCGAGCAATCACGATTGATGTGATGCTCTGGCTGCCTGGTACGCCCATATAACTGGCATCCTCAACTGACCATATAAACGATGAGGGGTAGGATTCACTCATTGTATTAAGTGAAACTGATTCGGTAATTTCACGGCCCAGGCCAAAGGCACCCACAGTTAGAACTTTCCTTTGAGCGGCATCACCCCAGGAACTCTGGGCATCCAATAAAGCACTACTTCCCAAACCGACCTTTATTCACCTGCATCGACAGTCATGGCCAGCTCTGCCGTACTGACTTTTTGGTTGTATAAAGAATCGGCTGGCATTTCGACACGCACAGACACGAACTGGTCGCCGGGAATGTCCACAGGATCACCATCACCCACGCCTTCCAGTTCGTTCCTGGCGAACGCTGGCGCATCAGGGTGAGTACGGTGATAGGTTTTCACCAGCACAGAGCCATCGGCACTAACCTCATAATCCAGCCAGATAAGCGGCTGCTTGTTGCGATCGGTAGGGATGTCAAAACCGCCATCGATGCCGCCCCATGCTGCGTCTGAGTTCAGCCCCTGACATCCTTCAACCAGATATTGGCCGGGTGCCAGTCGGGTTACAGTGCAGCCCTCCGATTCGTCATTCGTCCGGTATGAGCCATCCGAGAATATCGCCACCACTGGCGATGCAGCTTTCAGTGTACCGTCGCTGGCGCGGGTCGTGTTGGCTGTGCCGTAAAGCATGTTAAAGGTTGAGGTTGCGGAGGTTCCTGAGGTGTTTCTTGCCAAGACCCCCACCACCCCAGTTCCGTAAGCAACGCTGATGATCGCATGCGTATCTTCAGCTGCAAAATATAGCGATGCAGCATAAGATGTTTGTGAGTTAACAGTTTTGTTGTTACGAAATACACGAGAACCTTTATCCATGAGGTTTGCCCATACTTCAGCAACTGTATCTGCGTTGAATGAGTTTCCTTTGCCTCCGAACCCAAACGCGCCCACCTCCATTACATTTCCCACTGACGTTCCAACGTTCTTAGTCGCGCTACTTCCTAAACCGACGTTTTATAGATTGCCCTGCGGCAGCCATGCCGATAACTTCACCTGATTTTTTTGCAGAAAATATTGGGTGAAAAATATGCAAATTGGCTACGTAAGGGTGTCAACAAATGACCAAAACACAGATCTTCAGCGACAAGCTCTCGAACGCGCAGGATGTGAACAGGTTTTTGAGGAAAAAATGAGCGGGACGGTAGCGAACCGGCCAGCGCTTAAAAAGCTTCTGCGAACGCTGAATGAGGGCGATACGCTGGTGGTGTGGAAGCTGGATCGCCTCGGGCGAAGCATGCGGAATCTGGTACTGCTGGTGGACGAACTCCGGCAGCGCGGCATCCACTTCAAAAGCCTTACGGACAGCATCGACACTTCCAGCCCAATGGGGCGTTTCATATTCCACATCATGTCAGCCCTGGCCGAGATGGAGAGGGAGTTAATCGTGGAACGCACCCGGGCAGGACTGGCGGCAGCCCGGGAGAAAGGGCGCATAGGCGGCAGACGACCGAAGTTAACCCCGGAGCAATGGGCGCAGGCTGGCAGGTTGATTTCAAACGGAATGGACAGAAAGCAGGTGGCAATTATCTATGATGTTGCTGTCTGTACGCTTTATAAAAAATTCCCTGCATCCAAACCGGCTTAAATTTGTGCATCTGGGATTCCAGTCGGAAAATTTACAAAAATAATAATTCGAAGCCTGGTAGAAACTTAGAAACGAAGCGGTGAAGCTTTAAACAGTCGCTACGACTAAGGTGTATTGCGTGCTGACAGAAATGAAACTACTGTATATAAAAACAGTATTTGAGGTAAGCGTAATGGAATTTATCAGGCCTACTGAACTGCGAGAAATTATCGCAATCCCACTATACAGCGATTTGGTGCAATGTGGTTTTCCCAGCCCCGCAGCTGATTATGTAGAGCAGCGCATTGATCTTAATGAGTTGCTTGTTTCCCATCCCAGCTCAACGTATTTCGTTAAAGCCGCAGGGGATTCGATGATAGAAGCGGGGATCAGCGATGGTGATCTGCTGGTGGTTGATAGCTCACGGACTGCTGAACACGGAGATATTGTCATTGCGGCTGTGGATGGGGAATTTACTGTTAAACGTCTTCAACTGCGTCCAACTGTTCAGCTCAATCCGATGAACGGTGCTTACAGCCCGATTGTGGTAGGCAGCGAAGATACGCTGGATGTTTTCGGCGTAGTTACTTTCATTGTTAAATCGGCCAGCTGATATGTTTGCCCTCTGTGATGTGAATTCGTTCTACGCATCATGCGAGACTGTATTCAGGCCTGACCTGAGAGGGCGGCCGGTTGTCGTTCTCTCAAATAATGATGGCTGTGTAATCGCACGCAGCGCAGAAGCAAAAGCGGTTGGAATCACCATGGGCGAGCCATTCTTCAAGCAAAAGGAACTTTTCCGGCGCGCTGGCGTTGTTTGCTTCAGCAGCAACTATGAGCTGTATGCTGATATGTCGAACCGGGTAATGACGACGCTGGAGGAAATGAGCCCTCGCGTCGAAATTTACAGCATTGACGAAGCTTTTTGCGACCTGACTGGTGTTCGCAACTGCCGGGACCTGACGGAGTTCGGCAAAGAGATCCGCGCTACGGTTCTGAAGCGTACGCACCTTACTGTCGGGGTTGGCATCGCGCAGACGAAAACCCTCGCTAAGCTGGCCAACCACGCCGCAAAGAAATGGCAGAGGCAGACAGGCGGAGTTGTTGATTTGTCCAATATCGATCGCCAGCGTCGGCTATTGGCTATCGTGCCTGTGGAGGATGTCTGGGGCGTCGGCAGGCGCATTAGTAAGAAGTTGGACGCCATGGGCATCAAAACGGCTCTTGACCTCTCAGAACAAAGCACATGGATTATCCGTAAACACTTTAACGTGGTACTTGAGCGAACGGTCCGGGAGTTACGCGGCGAGCCTTGTCTTGATCTGGAGGAGTTTGCGCCAGCAAAGCAGGAAATCGTCTGTAGTCGGTCATTCGGCGAACGCGTCACGGACTATGAGCAGATGCGCCAGGCTATTTGCAGCTATGCGGCCCGTGGTGCTGAAAAGCTTCGTGGTGAGCACCAGTATTGCCGGTTTATCTCTGCCTTCGTGAAAACCTCTCCCTTTGCGCTTAACGAGCCGTATTACGGTAATAGTGCGTCCATGAAGCTTCTCACCCCCACTCAGGATTCCCGTGACATTATCAACGCCGCGGTAAAGTGCTTGGACAAAATCTGGAAGGATGGTCACCGGTACCAGAAAGCTGGCATTATGCTGGGTGAATTTTTCAGCCAAGGCGTGGCCCAGCTCAACCTGTTCGACGAGAACGCACCGCGTGCCGGGAGCGAAAAATTGATGGAGGTGCTCGATCACTTGAACGCAAAAGATGGTAAAGGAACGCTCTATTTTGCAGGACAAGGCATTCAGCAGCAGTGGCAGATGAAGCGTGAAATGCTTTCGCCACGGTATACGACAAGATTTTCGGACCTGCTAAAGGTCCGATGATTTTCTTGATGTATTGGTCCGCTTAATGCCAAAAGTGGACATATCAAATGACAAAATGAAACAATTAATAGATCTCAGTTACGGTAAGGAACGCACCGAGCATTAACACTATTAAGTTTCTTCTCGAGTTAAATTGCTCCACTGTGTCATTTAACCTAATTACTATGAGTTGATTTTGGTAGTATCAACTAGTTAATTTATT